GGTCTATGAATCCACAGAACAGTGCAGTAGGGTCATTTGTATAACCAAAGTCAAGACCAAATACAGATTTCACACCCGGTATTGCTTTGACTTCATCAATCGAAAATGCTTTTTCTTCCCAGTTTTCATATACAAGACCGTCAACAATACCCCAGTCACCAAGTCCCGCTACTCTGTAACGTCTTGGGTTCTGCTTCTTCATGGTTTCAAAGACCTTCAAGTCAGCCTTATCCAACCATTCATTGCATTTATAGTTGGTGGTCATTGCAAGTGTTTCATCATCCGGGTTGTCAAAGAATCGTTTCTTTATCCAGTGGTGTTCATTCCAAGGGTTCAATGTCAGGGTAATTTGTTTGAACAACCCTGAACCTTCCGGGATAGCACCACGGATTGATTCATCAAGCATATTGAAATCATCTTCTGAACTGATTTCGTATGCTTCTTCAATCCACATCCAACATAGGCAACCTTTGTCTGTGGTAATGGATGTTACTTTCAAAGGGTCATCAAGACCCCTAAAATATATCTTCTGACCTGTCGGTTTGTAGGTCATTTCAAGTGGTGATTCCTTAATTTCCCAGTGTGCATCAACACCCAAGCGGTGAATAGCCCATTTTAATTCTGTGAAACAGGAATCCTTTAAGGTTCTGAATGTTTTCCTGACAACAAGCAAGTTTGCATCAGGGTATTTCATCATGTTGGTTATGTACCAAAGTGCAGTGGTTTTTGATTTCTTGGATGCACGTGAACCTTTGCACACCCTGTATCTACCTTTCCACCGCCAAAATGTACCGTAACCCTTACCAACTACTTCCGGCAGTCTTACAACCTGTTTACCGTTGGAAGTCTTTGGTTTGTAATCTTCCGGGTACAAAATGTATTTCATGTACCCAAACACATACTGTGATGATATGCTGCGTTCTTTTACCATAGGCAATTACCCGCCTAATCTTCAAGGGCATCTTCACCTGATATAACAACAGGAACTGCAACATTCACATTTATCTTGTCATTCCACATACCCAAGTGTTTACCCAACAGTTCCAGTGCTTTCATCTTGGATGATAATTTCACTTCACGTTCAATGCTTCCACCGTACTGATTATCAGATTGTTTGAACTTCACTGATTCAATACAGGCAAGGTCATCATCCGAAGCATTTGGAAGTATTTCACCAGTATCAGGGTCAACAACGTCCGTCATTTTTACAAAGGCAATCTTAGCAAGTTCTAAAACAACCCTGTCCTGATTGATTCCTGTTCGTTTGCTGCGTTCAGCCATGTGTTCAGCAATAGCCTGTTGAATGTTAGGTTTTGTAAGGTTTTCGCATCCTATTTCCCTTGCAGTATCAACAGAATATCCCGCACGAATTGCAGCCTGTGTTGCGTTCAGGTCAATCAGGTATTCATCAACAAATAACTGCTGCTTCTTGGTCAGTTTTTTTGCCATTCCGCAACACCCCTTTCCTTAAAAATAAAAATTGCTGAAAGAAATACTTTTCTTTCAGCAACATGGATTTTCAGCATATAGTCTATCATAATAAATAATGTGTGTAAATAATAACAAGTGTAGGTTCTATGTTAAGTAATGTAGGTTTTTGTAGGTTTCACCGAACAATGCAAGTGCTTTCTTATGTAGGTCACGCACATACTGATATGACATATTCATTTCAGATGCGGTCACTTTCAGATTCTTATACTGCACGTACCTTTTGAATAGCACCTGAATATAATTTTTCACATTTAACCCCTGTATTTCAGCAATAATTTGACTTTTTGCATCAACAAATTGGTCTATTTCTGCATTTATCTGTGCATCAAAATCAACATACCTTCCTACATCATTACTCAACTTGTCCCCTAACAAAGAAGTCTGCACCCTGTCCTTAGAATAATCTATTGCCCCGGTACTTGTCGCATTTGCTTTCATTTCAGATAACCGTTCTAAATGCTGATTGATTTTAATATCAATAGTTTCTAACTGCTCTAAATACTGTCTTGCAGTCAATTTCTTCTTATCACTCATGTTTTCACCTGTCCTTTCCTATCGGTTACGGAAAGTTACGTTTCAAGTTACGGTTCAAAAATCCCTTCAAACCCTTATTTTATGCAAGGGTTACGGATGTTACGGTTACGGTTTGCACTTCATTCCCTATATATTTATATTTTTAATATTCTAATATGAAATATATTTTTTTTTTGTTATATTAAAGAAATTAGTTTTAACCGTAACCAACCGTAACCACCTTATTTTATAAGGGTTTTAACCGTAACCTTTCAACTGTAACCAACCGTAACCAACCGTTACTTTGTGAATAAGTTCTTAATACTCAACCACAACAATGACCATTTGATTTTGCGAACCGCACGTTTCAATGCTTTATCATCCAGTTCTATTCCGCTGCACCGTTCTTTCAGTTCTTCATAGTTCGTACATCCCTTTTGCCAACGAACTTCTGAAATCAAGTATGCAATCGGTATTTCCTGACCGTGAACATTCGCATACATAGTACCAACACAATCACTTTCTAATTTCAACATCATCACCCTTACACACCCACTTTCTTATCTACTGGTGACCAGTCCAACACGTGACCACACTGCGGGCATTTCTTCAAGCGGTGCAATGCACCAGTGACCTGTTTGTATAACCTTTTGTACCCGCACTTACTGCACACTGGTCTGTGACATACTTCACCGGGAAAACACCCGGCATTATCTTCAATCAGTTTCATTTTGGTCACCTTCTTCCTGTTCCTGTGATTTCTTCATGTAACCGTTCATCAGTGCAGCCATGAACAAATTCATGGAAGGGTTCTGATTCTGAACCTTGGATTGATTTGCAATGGTATTGATGACCGCCATTCCCGCACCAACTGCAAGGTTTGGATTCTTGGTCAGTTCAAATGCTTTATTGTATGCCCTGATATAACATTCAGATAGATATTCAGGATTCATCTTGGTCACCCCTTCCAAATACTCTGTTGTGCCAACGGTCAGTTTTATGTTCCGCAATCTTCACCAGTTCAGTGTTCAGGTCAGGAATAAACTGACCAAGTTCATATTTCATTGCTTCCATGCACACCAACACATCAGCCATTTCTTCAATCAGGTTTTCCTTGGCATCTTCCAATGACACCGGGGTTGTCCCGGTTGCAACTCTGTGTAATTTCAATGCAGCCTTTGACAGTTCAGAACATTCTTCTGCAACCTGAATCAGAAGGTTTTCAGTCCCTATCTTATCAACCACATCAAACAGTTTCAGTTCATTCTTAATAACCATATTATTTGTACTCCCTTCCTGACTTGGTATCACGCAACTGAACACGTTCAATCAGTTCAAAACCCGCTGCACGGACTATGTACTTCAAGACCTTCACCAAATCATAGGCACGTTTATCTGCTTCACTTTCTGTTTTTATTACATCACGCATCCCCATGTAAGCGGTTGGGTCTGCGTACCCTTCTGCGTTTAACTTTGGATTTCTCACATTCATTTTCTTCCTCTTTTCTTGCTTTATATGCCAATGCTCTTTTTTCATAATAACCCTGTTCTATTTCAGGAATAGCAATATTCATATCACAATGTTCATTCAGGAAAGTACATACTTCCATGTACCCCAACCCACCCCTATCCCTATCAGTAAAGGCAAAGGTTACAACATTTGGTTCTAATTTTTGTAATCTAACATATCTTTCAGGGTCAAATTTCAAACCAAAACCGCATAATTTGCACCCGGTTCTTTGTTCCCCGGTGAACTTATATGTGTCGGTTTCTTCATCATAGATACATTCACCATAAACAGGTGAACATGGTATTTTTTCTTCATAGATGAAACGCAAGATTGTCTGCTCTGTTGCTGCACCCAAAGGTTTTGATTTTGGTCTGCTACCGTCAAACATATTGCATCCAGTCTGACGGTATGCGTTCATTCTGTCCTTAGAATCACAAGCCATTTCACCAACAACAGGTAACAACTGACCTATATCTTTACTTGCGTATTTTATAGGGTCTTTTTTCAGGAACTTACAACATTCTTCCGACAATTCAAAAGGGGCATCAATCAATGGTCTGTACTGTACTGGTAAAAACCGCTGCTGACTGGTTTTGTTATCACTGGTAACCTTAGTTAGATATAAGATAACCGTATTTGACACACCAAGTTCACGCAATTTATCGGCAGATGCAACCAATTCATCATAATGACTATCTGTATAATGTTGCGGTAATAAATCCTTGATATCAGCATAAGTCAACCCCAAACCACGAAGGACTTTTTTACAATCTCTCACCATGCGTGAAACCTTCTTACTTACAAATGGTAGACCAACTTCATCAGTGACCTGAAAATAACTCTTATCACCATGTACCGGGGTAAGGTGTATTTTTATGTTGAACTTCTGTTCAATCCACGCACAATAAAACTTTACATATCCCGGCATACAAGCAAATTCATTTGTTGTGTTCGCAAACATAACTTCAAGGGGTTTATCAGGATAAGTGACTACCCACATTTCAGCCATTAAATAAAGCAGTACTGCGGAATCCTTTCCACCACTGAACGATACTGCAAGGTTTCCTTCTGTTCTCACGATTGCTTCAATACATTTTGCTTGTGCAACACCTAACTGTTCACCATAAGACCGCTGCCACATTTTTCTTACTTCATTTTCAGTGTATATATAATCAGGCATTGACGGTCACCCCCCCCCACTTCTTTTCATTCAACATAATATCAGCACCTTTCCTTTCTTATGTGGATGTATAATCCACTCTGCATCTAAAAAAATTTATACTTTTCTGAATATTCTTCTTGTCTTTCCGTTCAGTTTTACAACGTTAATTTCCAGTCCCAACCGCTTGTTTATCTGCTTACTGAATACGATATTTGACATAGGGGTCATTGAATTGTCAGCACAAAATACCTGATAACGTTTGTAAACTTCATTTGTCGGTTCATCCTCAATCATATCAACCCCAGTATCAGCAATAAATGCAATGATAGGATTGTTTTCTTCTTCATATTCATCCAACTGATTCTGCACTTTTTCAGACTTGGTGAACTCATTGTTTTCCAAAATTCTAATCAGTCCGGCAATACCCAACTGTATCATATATTCAATGGCTTCCTGTGATACTAACTTGTACTTGATAAAAGGGTCATAGTCCGGGTCACTCTTACTGAATGAAGCATTGAACGGTATGATGACCAATCTTCTAAGCACCGCACCTGTTTTATCCTTCATTCTTGGAATATCATTTGCACTGAATAACAGCTTGATAAATGGGTTAAATTCAAATGGGTCTTGTCCTTTTCGCTCTGCTTTAATTCTGTTACCTGTGACTACTTTCTTGAAAATTGCCACCTGTGACCCTTGTAGAAAATCATCACCAATATCATCACCAATGTTT